AGAGACAGGGTGTAGACGCCCTCGCGCGTGGCCGAGGAGGGGGTGCCGATGACGGTGCCGCCCTCCCCGTCGGTCAGGACCCGCACCCTGCCTCCAGGGTCGGGCGGCAGGACGTAGAGGATGCCGTCGGCGCCCTCGCGCAGCCGGGCGGGCCAGGCGTCGGCGATCTCGTAGACCGCGTCGATCCTCGACTCGCCCCACGACATCGACGGGCACCGCCGGTCAGTCAGGGCCGGGTCGATGATCACGCCCATGCGAGTACCCACCAGGCGACGCATCTCCGTGGCCAGGGTGCCTCCCACGCGGGGCGCGGTGGGGGTGGTCAGGCGGTCCTCCTCCAGCCGCTGCAGCAGCGATCGTCCCGACACCCTCACCGTCTGGTCGTCCGCCTCCCACTCGGTCACCAGGAACCGTCCCAGCGGGACAGTCCACGCCTGTCCGGTGACGAGTGACCCGACAGTGACGGACACGTGCAGCACCTGACCGGCGCAGGACAGCGGACTGGTCAGGTCCACCGGCCGCCAGTCACGCACGTCCGCGTCCTCGGTAGCCGAGGCCACCCTGGGTACCGTCAGCGACAGCGACCCCTGCACCTGCTGGGAGGAGCTCCAGGACACCGAGCCGGACTCCACCGGCACCTGCCCCAGCCACGTCGTCCCCAGCCAGGAGTCCACACGAGGCGCCCACGAGTGCGCCCCCGACAGCACACCAGCCGGCACCTGCACAGGCGTGAGAGTCACCTGCCCACCTCCTGCCACACGGTCCGGTCAAAGACGTCCCACGTCACGCGGCGGGCCGCGAGCGTGCCCCAGGTCAGCCGCACCCGGTCGAAGTCGTCCCACGTGCTGGTGGCCAGCACCACCTCCGGCTCAGGCACCGCCACCAGCGCCCCCTTGAGCGACCACGACCTCTCCGCCACATCCACCCGCGCCGACCGCGAGTGCGACACGTCCGTGAGCACCATGACCGTCACCGGCTCCACGTCACACGCCCCCACCCGGCACTGAAAGCAGCGCAGCGGGTTGTGGTACAGCGCCACCACCGCCGGCCGAGCCGCGAGCGCGGTCATGGCGTGGGTGTGGGTGCCGGTGGTGCGTGCGGTGAGGGTGGTGGTTCCTGCTCCCATGGTGGGGGCGAAGACGGGGACTGGTGTGTGGCGTCCTGGGATGTCGTGGGTGGTCACGCGCATGTCCAGGGTGTGGGGGTCGTTGCCCTGCCACAGGAGGTCGATGTGGGTGGTGGAGGTGATGTCGGTCAGGAGGGTGTGGCCGGTCCAGGGGCGGGTGACGGTGTTGGACTCGGTCACGAGGCCTGTGGGGGTGGTGAGTCGGTAGGTGACGGGTTGGTTGATGGGGGCGAGCGGGTCTCCGAGGACGACCTGTGTGCCCTCGGAGACCCGGTGTCCGCCGCGTACGTCCCAGGTCCACCCGGTGGGGGTGGTGCCGGTGACGGTGTAGGTCATCCCCTTGGGGACGGTGCCGGTGGGGATGGTGACCTGGATGAGTGGTGCCTGGCCGGACAGGGGTGCGGCTGTGAGTGGCATCAGCGTCTCCTCCCGGTGACGGTGCGGCGTGTGGTCAGCAGCCTGGTGGTGGTGGCTTCCAGGTGTGCGTCCAGGGCGGTGCCGTCGTCGAGGACGAGCCTGAGGTCGACGCCGTCGAGGCTGGCCAGGGTGTTGTCTGTGCCGCGGGTGGCGAGGGTGGAGATGTCAGCCCACTGGCGTGCGGTGAGGACCGCCTCACGCTGGCCGGTCTGGTTGACGGCGGTGGTCAGGCCTGGGTGTAGCCAGCCGCCGGCGTCGTACTTTCGTGAGCCTCGGTAGCGTCCGGCTGAGGGTCCTCCCCACACGCCGATCTCCCGGGCTGCGCCTCCTGGGTGGGGCTCCTCCAGCATGCGGCCGCCGCCTGCGTAGATGGCGGTGTGGTAGGCGGGCGTGCCCCAGAACAGCAGGTCGCCGGGGACAGCCTGGGCCCAGGACACTGGAGTGGAGGCTGCCTGGTATCCGGCGGCTGTCAGGCGTGGCCAGCCCAGGCCGAGCTGCTGGGCCGCCCAGTAGACCAGGCCCGAGCAGTCCAGGCCCGGAGGGATGGAGGAGCCTCCCCACACGTAGGGCACTCCCAGGGCGCGGCGGGCCGCACCTACCAGTCCTGCTCCCCCGCCGATCCCGGACTCATCCACCTTCGTCTTGAAGATCGACTTGATGCCCTCGAAGAGCTGGGCCGGGAAGGCTGCGGCGATCTGCCCCCACGCGGTGGATGTCAGGGAGGACAGAAGGCTCCGGGCGGGGCTGATGACCAGGTCGGTAATCGCGCTGAGCGGGTCGGAGACGATGTGCGCCACAGCAGACGCGGTGTCCTCGACCCATGACCAGGCGGCGGAGGCCGAACCCTTGACGCGGTCCCAGATACCGCCCTCGGCGAAGGCGACCTGACCGCGGCGGGCTCCGCCGTCACCGACCGTGGACAGGCCGCGACCACGGGAGGCGTTGACTGCGTCCAGCCACGTGCGCCCGCCCAGGGCTCGCAGGGCGTCGGGGCGGATGATCCCCTCCCCGCCGGACAGGCGCAGCGTTCCCCCGCCGTCAGGCGAGTAGAAGGTGTAGACGTCCTTGCCGGGGGTGTATCCCGGTGTCATGGTCCGGAACTGGCCGCCGGTGGCGTATCCGGGGATCTTGGAGACGTCCGGCATGCGGATGGACAGCCCGACCTTCTCGGCGATCGTGTCGAAGGTCTTCTTGATGCCGTCGGTGTAGACGGTGCCGATGACGAAGTTGATCGGCTTGGCTGCAGCCGCCTTGATGGAGTCCCAGGCGGTGGACACGGCCGTCTTCATGTTCTCGAAGCCGGTCTTGACGTTGTCGATGACGTTGGAGATCGCTGGCCACAGGGTGTCTGTGAACCAGTCCTTGACCGCGCCGACCGCGGTCTTGACAGCGTTCCAGGCCGTGGCCACAGCATCCTTCATGGCGGTGAACCCTGCCGACAGCCAGTCGATGACCGCGGAGATGGCCGGCCATACCCACGTCTGGAACCAGTCCACCACGACCTGGACCGCCGCCATGATCCCGTTCCACACGGCCATGACGGCGTCCTTGAGAAGGTTGAAGTAGGCGACGTACAGGTCAATCACGAAGGAGATGGCCGGCCACACCCACGTCTGGAACCAGTCCACCACGACCTGGACCGCCGCCATGATCCCGTTCCACACGGCCTTGACAGCGACCATGAGTCCCAGGAACGGGGCTGCGAGCATCGCCCCGACCAGCTCGATGACGGGAAGCACCCAGGTCTGGAACCAGCCCACCACCGTCTGGACGACGGCCATGATCCCGTCCCAGACTGCCGTCACGGTGTCCTTGACGGCGGTAAACCCGGTCTTGACGCCCTCCCAGACGGCGGACAGGATCGGCACGAGGGTGGTCTGGAACCAGTCCACGACCGCCGCGACAGCATCCTGGATGGCTTGCCAGGCCGCGGCCACGATCGCCCGCCCGGTGTCTGTCTGGGTGGCGAACCACACCACTCCCGCCACCACCGCGGCTATCGCCGTGATGATCAGGCCCAGAGGGTTGAGGTTCATCACCACGTTGAAGGCAGCCTGGGCGGCCTTCGCGACGTTGGTGGCCTTGGTAAAGGCAGACAGGCCCTTCACCCACTGGATCAGCCCGCCCGCGGCCATGACGGCGTTGTGTGCCCTGTGAGCCGTGACCAGGGCTGTCAGGCCACCGGCCGCCACCCCGAGCGCCACCCCTAGCGGCGCCAGCACGTCGCGGTTGCGTGAGACCCAGGAGAACAGGTCCTCCAGCCCCTGGACAACCTGCATGATGATGCCGGGCACGCGCGAGACCGCGTCACCGGCGAGAGACGCCAGCTCCGAGGCCATCGGCCCGACGGCCTCCCACACGGCCTGCGCCTTGGGAGCCAGGTCCTCCAGGGCGTCGCGTACCGTCAGGCCCGCGTCACGCAAGTCGAACAGGAAGTCGACGACGCCGCTGTCCTCCTCCAGGCCGAAGATCGGCCCGGAGAAGTCCCCGTTGGCGAGGATGTCCCACACGCCCTGCAGGCCTGGAATGAGGGTGTCCTGGACCCAGGCGAACGCTGTCCCGGCAGCGTCGGACATCGCCGACAGGGCGCCGGTCAGGGACGGCTTGACGTCCTCGACGATGTCCTTGACCCCGGAGACCATGGTGGCCTGGAAGTTTCCCCAGGCTCCCTCCATGGTGGAGGTCGACGTCGCAGCCTCGCGGGCCACGTCCGTCATGCCCAGGGACAGGATCGCCTCGTTGAACTCCTCGGCGGTGATCTGCCCGTCGGCCATGGCGTCACGGAAGTTGCCCGTGTACGCCCCTGCCTCGGCCAGCGCCTGCTGGATCTTGCCGCTGGCGCCCGGGATAGCGTCCGCCAACTGGTTGAAGTTCTCGGTGGTGAGCTTGCCCTGGCCCGCGGTCTGGGTCAGGACCATACCCACCGACCTGAACGTGTCGGCGTTGCCACCGGCCACCGCGTTCAGGTTCCCGGCAGCCTCAGCCAGACGGTCATAGCCCGCCACCCCATTAGACGCCAGCTGCGATGTGATGGACTGGATGTCAGCCAGCTCGTAGACGGTCTCGTCGGCGTACTTCTTCGTCGACGCCGTCAGCGCCTCGATCGTGGAGGTGTCCACGTCCGCGAACCGCAGTGTCGACTTGAACTTGTCGGTCGCGTCCGAGGCGTCCATGGCCTCCGACGCCAGGCCACCGATACCGATCGCCGCCCCCAGGGCAGCAAGCGGACCCATCGCCTGACGCACCAGGCCCCGGAAGCCCCCCAGCGCCGTGCCGGACCGACGGACCGACCCGTCAGCAGAGTCGGCGGCACGGTCCATCTTCTCGATGCCCTCAGCCGCCTCACGGGCAGCACGCCCAGCCTGGCGCGCCTCACTACCCTGCTTGCCCTCAGAGGCCGCGAGCGCGTCGTTGGCGGCGTCGGCTGCGCGGGTCTTGAGCTCGACCTCGCCCAGGGCCTTGGAGTGGGCTGCGGCGGCGGTGTCGGCGGCCTTGAACGCGGTCTCGGCGTCCTTGGTGGCGGTAGCCAGGGCGGCTTCGGCTCGGGCGACGTCGTCAGCGTTGCCGGATGCTCGTGCGGTGGTCAGGGCCTTCTCAGCGGCCTGGACCTTGTTGGCGGCGTCGGCTTCCTTGGTGCGTGCGTCGGTGAGGGCCTGGGTGGCCTTGGCGGCGGTCTGCTGGGCTGTGGCAAGGGCCTGTCCGGCGTTGGTGGCCTCGGTGCGTAGGCGGGCTGTGGACTTGCCCAGAGGGTCTGTCAGGGCGTTGGCGACGTCCTTGCCTGCGGTGGTGGCGGACTTGGTGAAGGCGTCGGAGCAGGCTTTACCGGCCTCGCTGCCTGCCCGTGCTGCTGAGGTGCGGGTCTCGTTGGAGACTGTCTTGTAGAAGCCTTTGAGGGAGGGGACGACGTCGACGAAGACGGTGCCGGCCTGGAACGCTCCTGCCACGGGGTACCACCAGCCTTTCGTGTGTGCGGGTGGTGCCCCATGACAGGGGGCGGTGGTTATCGGTCCCGGGCCCAGGGGGTCATGACGGCGATGACGTCCCAGGCCTTTTCGATGGCGAGGTCCTCGCGGGCCTGGTCGACGGCGGTGACTGGCTCGGGCCAGGTCTGCTTGCCTCCCAGGGCGTGGACGAGGAGGTTGTAGATCGCGTGGAGGGCGATCGCCTCGGGGGTCTGGTCACGCAGTGTGGTGGGTGTGTCGTCCTGGTCGGTGTGGTTGATGGCCTGGGCGATGTCGCGTGCCCGCTCGGGGTCGTTGAGCATGGCTGAGACCATGCGGGAGGTGGGGCCGAGGCCATCGACCAGGTCGGCCAGGAACCGCCAGCGGCGCTGGGCGAACAGGGTGGGCACGTCCCATCCCTGCTCGCCCAGGTCTGCGGTGATCTCGGACTGGTAGCGGGTCAGTCGGTCGAGGAGGGCGCGCCTTTTCCCAGGTCGCCCATGCCTGCCTCGTAGTGCCTGTTGGCCTGTCGCAGCAGCAGCACGGACTGTCGTCCGGTCAGTCCCTGGTCGACCAGGAGCTGGTAGTCCTCGGCCGACAGCCAGCGCTTGAAGACCTCCATGGGCCACGACAGTGACTGCATGTCGGTCAGGAAGCGCTCGGTCTCCTCGGCGGGCATGTCCATGGGGTCGGGGAAGGTAATGACCTTGGAGCCGATGCCGAAGGTGAAAGGGCCGGGGGCCGCGGCGCCGTCCAGGTCGTTGAGCGCGGCGAGCGTCAGGTCGGGGGTGGTGGGGTTGGTGGTCATGGTGGTCTCCCTGATAGTGGTCAGTTCTCGGTCTTGGCGGTCTTGACCGGCTTACGCTCAGGCTTAGCCGGGGCGGCAGCGCCCTCAGATGCAGTCGGCTTGCTGTCCTGCGCCTGGGTGGTTTCCTCCCATCCGGTAGCCAGCAGGGTGCGTGCCTCGCCGGCCTGGTCGGTGGATCGCGTCAGGGTGACCTCCTGGCCGTCGGAGTCAGTGACGGTCTTGGTGAACTCACGCATGGGTTCCCTCTCTGTGTGTGTCGTGGTGGAGCGGTCCCCGTGGCGTGGTGGATGCCGTGTCCCCGGCCGGGAGACCAGGCAGCCGGGGACACGACGTCGGTAGAGGCTCAGGCGCTCTTGGTGAAGCCGATAGCGTCCAGGTGGGTCAGCGCCCCGGTGCCGCCGATGTAGTGGCGGCAGGGCGTGCCCAGGGCGGTGTCGGTGAAGACGTCGAGCTCCAGGTCGAACTTGACCGGGTCGGAGGAGGACCAGACCTCCTCGGGCACGGAGGCGAGCTTGACGCGCGGGAAGCCCCTGCCCAGCAGCCACTCGTTGTCCGCCGGGCCGTCAGCCATGACGGCCACCAGGCGGAACTCGCTGAACTGGGGCATGGGGGCCTCGTCGAAGACGATCTCGCCGGACGCGGCGGCAGTCGTGGACGACAGGTCCACGCCGTAGACGAGCTCCTGGAGGTTCTTGCGCAGCGTCTCCAGCACGCCGAACTTGATCGTCTTGGGGGCCTTGACCACGTCGGTGCGCACCGGCTCGACGTATCCCAGGGCCTCGACCTCCTCCTTGGACACGTCCGCGGAGAAGGTCACCCCGTCAGTGGTCATCATGCCCACCGGCAGGTACTCGGCCGGCAGCTCGCTGACCTGCCCGTTGGTGTCAGTGATCTTGTCCGGCAGCTTTGCGCTGGCGGGGGCCATGAAGATGATGACGTTCAGACCCTTGCGGACGTTGGTCCCGTGGTTGTGCTTGGCCTTGAGCGCCTCGATTGTTGTTCCAGCCATGATGTTTCCTCTCAGTCAGTAGATGGGTCGGTGGGTGACATCGAGGACCATGGAGGCCACCTCGATGAGGCCTACGTAGGGGCGGGTGACCGGCTCGGCAGACACAGCCACCTCGTCGATCAGCCCCACAGGCGTGGGGCCGCAGGTGCCCACCAGGGCGTCCCGTATCCGGGACGCCACGAGCAGGGCGGACGGTGAGCCCGGCCCGGTGGGGGTGGTGTGGTAGACGTCCACCCCCACCTGGTCCAGGCGGTCGACCTCGTCAGCCGTCCCGGACAGGTGGTGGACGTGCACCACCGGCATCGGGCCGGAGGTGAACGCCGCGTCCAGGACACGGGCCGTCTCCAGCCCCGTGGAGCCATCGATCGCGGCTCGCACCAGGGAGACAGGGTCAGCGAAGGTCATCGGCTCCTCCTGCTCCTGGCGCGGCCAGCCGCCCTGGCACGCTTGCTGCCAGCCAGACGTCCGAGCGTGTGAGCACCCGCCACCGGGGCACCGCCCGGCCCGGCGTGCCCGAACTCGACTGCGGCCGCGTACGGGGAGTCGTTGACCACCCGCCCAGCGGCTCTCTCAGTGGCCCCGTCGCGCGTACGGACACGGGCCGTGGCCGATTCCGTGCGGTAGGAGCCACCCAGAGCCCCGGACCGGCTAGGGGCCGTCCGGGAGGCCTCCTGGGCGACCTCCTGAGCCGCTGCCAGCATCGCCGCCCTCATCCCTGACGAGACCAGCAGCGCCTGGGCCCCACGCTTGTCGATCTCGAACCTCGCAGGCACGACTCACCTCCTGTACAGCGTGGCCACCACACCCATCGGCCACACCGCCGGCGTCGCCTCCACCTGCCAGGAACCCGCGAGCGCGTGTCCGGGTGGGATGGTGACGGTGTCGAGGTGGTGGATGGGCGTGTCGGGTGGGGCGTAGAGGGTGGCGGTGTCGGCTGGCGCCTGGGAGGTGGCCGGGTCGGTCAACCCTGGTGTGGTGGCGGCGGCGGGTGCGATCAGGCACCCGTCCACGGTCCGTGGCTCGCTGCCTGGGGTGAGGTAGCCGTCGGCGTCCCGGCGCACGGGGCCGGTGATGGTGACGGTGGTGCGCCAGTGGTCAGGGAAGGCGTCCAGTGGTTGCGTCATTGTGCGGCTCCGACCCAGATGTTGCCGGGGCGGTGTGGACGATAGCGGGCTGCTACCTCCAGGTCATCTGGTGACAGGAGGGCCTGTCCGCCTACTGCCCAGGTGGCGAAGGTGCCGGTGACGGTAAAGGGGCCTGTGGTTGTGGTCGCTTGCGTCTGTCCTGCGGCGGCGCGTGGGTCCACGCGCATGATGCGGGCGACGGCGTCGGCGACCTGGGCGGAGACGACGTCGGGGATCTTCTCGTAGCCGGCGGTGTAGGTGACGACGACCAGCCGGTGGGAGGGTAGCGGAACAGCGATGTAGCCGTGGGCGAGTCTCCATGGCACTGGCTGGCCGTCGTCGTCGGTGACCGAGGTGACGGCGAGCAGGGGGGTTCGGGGTGGGCGGACCTGGCCGGCGTTGACCTTGACTCTGTGGGTGTAGGCCTCTTTGGCGAAGGTGCATCCGGCGGCGGCAGCGAACTTGGCTGAGACAAGGCTGATCAGGTGGCTGATCCGGTCCTTGTCCTGGGCCGTGAGCTCTTTGCCGAGTGCTGCTGCGACCTCGTTGGTGCTGGTCAGGTCCATACCCTCCCCCGTTCGCGTTGGTGGCCTATTCGGCGTCAGCCTCAGGCTCGGTCTTGCTGGTCGAGCGCCGTCCAGGCTTGGACTTCAGGTCGACTCTCTCGACGCTGCCGTTGGCGATCAGGCCTGTGGCCACATGGTCGGGGACGTCGAATACGATCCCGTTGGTTCCTTTGACCTTCACGTCAGGCTCCCTGGTAGACCTGGACGGCGGTGGGACGCAGGATGCCGGCGCCGTAGACGTGCAGACCACGGACGCGGTCGGCGAACTTGTTCTCGGCTCGCATGGACTCGGTCTTGTCGATCTGGGAGACGTAGGCGACTGCCGGCTTCCACAGGCCGATCGCGGTGGGCTTGGAGTCATCCATCCAGGGACTGGTGATGACATCGAATCCCAGCAGGCGGCCGATGGTTGCCTCGCGCAGTCCCTCGGTGGTGCTGGACTTGTCGAAGGCGGTGAGCTTCGATCCGTCTGACAGCAGGTGCTGCTCGAATGAGGCGTTGACCAGCAGGACACGGTCTGACTGAGGCACCTTGGCCTTGGTCAGTGCGCCACGAACCTTCAGAGCGGCCGCGTAGGCGCTGGCCCAGTCCGTCGGCGCGGTGGCGCCGCCAACCTTCGTGCCCCCGGCCATGACCAGGGCGGTCAGGAAGGTCTCGGCGTCCTCGACCAGTCCGACTGCCGCGGACTTGGTGTAGGCGTCGAAGGAGTACTTGGACTGGGTCGCGTCGACGTCGTCGACCAGGAAGTCGAAGGACTTCTCCTGGTCCACGGTCAGGTCCAGCCCGGTGTCCTCGACCTCGTCGGGAGCAGTCGTGCGCGGCAGCGCCTGGCCGGAAGAGTCCTTGACGACGCCGGCCTTGTAGTCCTTGACCTTGACATCGACAATGCCGGGAATGTGGATGGTGGAGCCGGACTTCAACTCACCCTCGTAGGTGCGGTTGGTCAGGCCCGTCAGGACGGTCTGGTCGTGGAAGTTCTCCAGGATGGAAGCCGCCCAGACCTCGGGGATGAAGTTCTTGGTGGACATGTGTCTGCCTTTCAGCTGGTGGCGCCACCGGCGCCGAGGATGGAGTCCAGCTCGCCGTTAAGGCGGGCCTGGACGATCTGCTTGGGCGACATGGTCTTCAGGTCCTCACGGCTGAGCTGCTTGGGACCCGAGACACTGTCACCGCGAGCGCCGGCGACCGTTGAGGAGGTTGAGGCCGGCGGTGTGGGGGCGGAGTGACCGGTGTTGTCCGGGGCGCTGGCTTGGCCTTTCCAGGCCAGGAGGGCGTCTGCGGAGGCGTTGATCTCGTCCTCGGTGGTGCCTGTCAGGAGGCCTACGTTGATGCCTTTGGCTGCGGCGATGCGTGCGCGTAGGGAGTCGGTCTCGGCTGCGGTGGCGCGCTTTTCTGCGGCTTCGGCTCGTTCGATGGCCTTTTGCAGCTCGGACTTGGACTGTTCCTGGAGCTCGTCGTAGGCGCGGGCCTTGTCGGCGTTGGCCTTGGCCTGGTCCTCGTTCTTACGTGACAGGCTCTTCCACTTCTCTGCTTCGGCCTTCCAGTCGACCGTTTCGGTCTCGGGCAGGGCCTGGGCGTCGGTGTTGGATTCGGTGCTGGTGGTGTCCGCCATTGGTGTTCCTTCCCCGTTTCGGGCATGACAAAGGCCCCTGCCTTTTCGGTAGGGGCCGGGTGGATGCACTGGAGGCCACCTCCCCATTGCGGGTCAGGTGGCCTCCAGGCGGTCTGTGGGTTGTGGTGGCTGTCTAGACGTAGAAGCCGTCGCGCTCGAACATTTCTAGGAAGATCTCTGTGTCGCCGCCGTAAAGCGGCGCCCAGGAGCTGATCTCCTCCACGATCTTGGGTCGCCATTCCTTGGGCACGCTTAACCCTTGGCGGGAAGCGAAGGACAGTACCGTGACGATGCGCATCTCCGGAGCGTTCATCTCGACGATAGAGGTGGCGAGGTAGTTGACGTCGCCCTCGGGTAGCTGCGGCAGCAGCCACTCGAAGAGCTCGGCACGGAAGCCGGTCTCTCCGCTCCAGGGGATCGTGTACGTCATGGTGTCATGGTACGTGGGTCGAGTTCGCGGCGGTCAAGGGGTTTGGTGATCCAGCCGGCCTTGGCGTCGTAGAACATCACGTGGTGTTCCACTCCGTTGTCGTCGATCACGGTGCCGTTGATCGGTGCGAGCGAGTGGAGGGTGAAGCGGTCTCGTTTGGCTGAGTAGGAGTACTGCAGGTAGCAGATCACGCCGTCGACCTCCGCCTTGGCTACGCGCCAGGATGAGTCGTTGCGCTGGTACTCAATATCTGGCGAGTGCAACAAGACATCTTTAGCATGAGCCACTTCTTTGGCGCCCCATGGTGCAGGGAACAGCGAATGCCCGTCCTTGTCCTTGGGTGCGCGTCCTGCCAGGTGCCCACCGACCGCCCGATTGCCGGCTTGGGATCCGAAGCAGACCTTGTCCATGAACTCCTGTGGCACTGAGGACGGACGAGGCGCGTCATCAGGCAACAGTGTGAAGCCCTTCGACTGGTACTTCAGGCGGCGCTTGCGTTGAGACTTTGTCTCCTTGAATGACAGGAGCGGCCCGTACTCGCCGTGCTCTGTCTCCATGATCAGGTCACGGTAGTCAGGCAGCCGGGCGCCACGGTCAGACAGGCCGGTGGCGTTGGCGACGGCGTCGTGGATCGCTTCGAGCTCGTCATCGTCTATGACCTGCTGATCGGGCGGGTAGTCCGGTGGCAACGGCCCGCTGTTGCAGTCGCAGCCCGGGTGGATGGGCATCAGGTCCTCCACCCAGTAACGCTGAGTGGCGGCGATCATGCACAGGGCACAGTTCTCGCGGCCGGTGAGAATGCGGCGGAAGAACCTGGCGCCGGTAGCGCGCATGGTCGTGCGGGACTGGGTGCGCTTGGCCAGCTGCATGTCTCCGCCGATGAGCTGGAGCAGGCGGAGCCCGCCGGCCTTGACCGCGTCCTCGTACGGCTTCCCCTCCGATAGAGCCGTATAGGTGGCCACCGCTGGACGCCGATAGACCACCTCCGGATCCACCCCACGCTGCCCCGTCACTTCGGCGACGTCGACCACCGACACACCAGTGGTGTCCAGGCCGATCTCACGAGCACAGGCCACCAGGTAGGCGCGCGTGAGGTTGGCCGTACGCACCTGCCCCGCCTGAACACGAGGCACCAGCGCGGCGACCATCCGCTCCACCGCCTTGTCCCTGTAGTCCTCTTGCGAGGACCACAGAGCAGAGGCGAACTCCTCCAGGCTCTTACGCACCCGGTGGACCTGAGCGTCATAAGCGGCCGCGAGCGCGTCCAGACGGTCGAGGTCCGACATGGTTATTTCTCCTCCAGGTCGTGTGCCTCCTCCAGGGGCTGGCGTAGTGAGACGGGGACGGCGCCGGTGAAGCGCAGGGTGTCGGGTAGGCCGATCACGGTGCGGGCTGCCTGTGGGTCGACTCCGGCGCGTACGGCGATTCCTAGGGCGTCGAACTGGGCGCGGAGTGTCACCGGGTCACTGCCCCCCGTTGCGGGGTGGGCTGCGTGAGCGTGTCCTGTGGCTCGTTTGTTGGCTGTGCGGTGGCGAGGTTGAAGGCCAGGGCCATCTGTTCCTCGGCGCGGCGGGCCTTGTCCTGGGCGATCTGCTCGGGGCTGTATCCCAGGATGTTTTCCTGGATGGTTTCCAGTGCTTCTCCTGCTGCCTTGGCTTGTGCGGCTGCGGCGTATCGCTCGGTCATGGAGATGGTGGCTGGGGGCGCGAACTTGACCTCGACTGTGTCGGGTCCGAGGTCGGCTCCCTCGATGCGTAGGGCCTTGACCATCATGACGGCCAGGGCGGGCTGGAAGCGTCGGATGCGGTCCTCGGCCTTGGACACCAGCTGGGCCATGGGCTGCTCTGCGCCGGAGGCTGACTGGTTGGCGGAGTCGGGGAGCATGGCTGACAGGGGCGTGTGGGTGGCTCCTGCCAGTTCCCTCCAGTCGTCTTTGACGGCTGAGAGCATGGGGATGATGTCCACGGTCTGGGACTCCCAGATCTCCACGCCTGGGGGCAGCTCCCACAGGGCGCCGGGGCCGGGTTCGAAGATGGAGCCGTAGTCGATGGCGTTGCCCTGCTCGTCGGTGTCGGGGATGCCGGGGCCGTCCTTGACCCTGAGGGCGCGCTGGCGGTAGGTCTGCATGGCCATGGTGACCAGGCGGTAGAGAAGGCCGGTGTTGATTCGGTCGATGATGCCGGTGTGGGCCTCGAACTCGCCCATCTCGTCCTTGTTGACCAGCAGGACCACAGGCGGGTCACCCTCATAAGGGTCCACCGTCTGCAGGTCCCACTTGCCGGACACGCGGCGGATGAGCTTGTGGGTCAGCGGCTCGTAGCACGAGCGGGTGAAGGTGGCGGCCATGGAGTCCACCCACACCACCATGTGGTCCGTGCCCTCGGAGGCCGAGCGCCATACCTTGACTGCCGCGAGCGCCTTCCAGGGGCGGACGGGGTCGGGTTCGGCGTAGAACTGCTCGGGGCGCTCGCGCGTGACCACGGCGGTGGCGTCGTCTCCGATGGTTTGGAGGAGGTAGCCGGTTCCGGTGGTGAAGGCGTCGCGGGCGGCGTCGGCGAAGGCGATGTCGAGGCGGTTGTCGCGCCAGATGCGGCGGGCCTGGACGGCCAGGGGGTTGTCGGGTGAGTCGCCGACCAGGATGCCGTTGGGGTGGATGCGCTCGGCCAGGGAGTCGACGATCAGTGCCCCGGAGTTGGCCAGGGCGCGGCGCTGGAAGGCCTCCCACGACTTGCGGAGGTTGGGGCCCATCTCCGGCAGGGGTGCGTGGCCGGTGGTGTAGCCGCGTAGACGGTCGATGCGGGGGCGGGCCTTGTCCATGCGGGCGGTCAGGAAGTCCACCCACTGCTGGAGGGTCTTTGCCACTATCTGGTCCCTCCCCTTCTTCTAGTACAGGCGGCGTGGGGTACGTCGGGCGGTGGGGCGGGCGGCACCCTTGCCGACAGCGTCCAGGCCGGCGCGGTAGGCGAACATGGCTCCCCACGCGGCGTCGATCTTGGAGTAGTCCTGGTCGTCCGCCGGCTTGGTCAGGACGTATCCGGCGTGACGCGGCGACTTGCGGGCGTTGAGCATGTGGGCGGTGAAGGTCGGGTTGCCGTCGTAGGTGACCTGGCCCTGGCGGATGGCTGACAGCAGCTGGGCAAAGGAGTCACAGGTGGCTGAGACGTTGCGCTGGGGGTAGCGGATCGGCTCGTTGGCGCTGATCTTGGCCTTGAGCCTGGGGGCGTAGCGGGCCTCCCAGGCCTTGACGTCGCCCGCCCACCCGGCCGAGGCGTCAGCGTAGAAGCCCACGACGTTGAACTTCTCGAAGGTCTCGCGCACCCTCTGCTCGATCTCCAGCCGTGGCGGCCTCCAGCCCTCGCCCTTGGGACCGTCGGGCTGGGACCAGATGTCCACCACGAACAGGTGGTGCTGGGTCACCGAGTAGCCGATCAGGACGGTTGCGTCGGCGATACCGACCTTGCGTCCCTCCGACCCGTCGAAGCCCAGGGTGACGGGCTCGGTGGAGGTGGCGGTCTTGTCGTGGTCCTCGATGGCTCGCAGCTCAGGCATGGTCAGCCAGGCGTCGGACGCTGAGGTGATCTGGTTGAGGTAGTCCCCGCACATCTGTGCCGGGTCGTTGTCGGTGTTCCAGAAGTCGTCCGCCGTGCGCTCGACGTCCACCCACCCCGGCGAGCAGGCGGGCTCGTGGATCGCGCAGCCACGCGGGTCGGCCGAGGCGTCCCCGTAGGCGATACGCAGCCCGCGCACGAGGCTGTCACGGTCAGCGATATCCGTGTCCAGGGGCGCGCCACGGTGGTCGTAGAGCAGGGCCCGAGCAGCCTCAGGCTTGACCTTGCCTGCGGCCACGAGCTCAGCGAAGCGAGCGGTGGACTCAGCCACCGACCGCTCCCCTACAGTAAAGGCGTTAGGCGTCTCGATCGTCGTCCCACCGGTCTTGGTGGCGTTGTTGCGCAGCGTCTGAGCCAGACGCGGCCCCCCGTTGCCCGGCAGCCAGGTCTCGGTCTGGTCGAGTACCGCGAACACGCACCTAGCACCCTTGACCGAGGTGGCCGAGGAGGTGCGCTTCTCGATCCTGCCCCGACGCAGACCGACGAAGGAGTCCATGACGTCCAGGTCGTAGGCATCCTGGGCCGGGGACCCGGAGAGCATCTCCAGCAGCGGCGCCCACGTGTTGGCCGTCTGGTCGTCAGTCGTGGCCGCGATCTGCACCAGAGGCGTGCGACGCGTGGACCAGGCCACCCCCACCGGCTGCCCGTCAGCGTCCCACCCGTCGCACAGGACGGGCCCCATCGCCTCCACGGCACTGATTGCCGCTAGGAACGGGGACTTGCCCCACCCACGAGGGCGCGACAGCACCCCACGAGTGCGCACCCTGCGGCAGGTTTCCGGGTCGATCTCGTAGAAGGCCACCAGGAAGTCGATCTGCTCCTGCGTGGGCACGAACGGCACGAGCTCGTCCGTGTCCGGTGCCAGCAGGAACTGCGTCATCCAGTCCGCCACGTCATAACCCAGCGTCGGGAACGCGTCGGACTCATCCAGAGGCTTCCACGGCACCGCAGACCACCTCCCAGGGTGGGGCTAGTCGACAGCGCGCAGCATCTTGGACCGCGAGCGCGAGCGTGCGCCGTTGGCCATGGTGGCTGGCTGCGGGGTGTTGCCGTTCTCGGCGTCGTCGGCCACGGCGAAGGTGATGCGCAGGCGAGCTCGGTCCTCCGGGGTGGCGCCGAACTTGGCCACGCGCAGTCGCAGCTCGCCTGCCAGGCGAGTGTCCCCTCTCCAGAAGCGCGCGTGGATGAGGGCCGTGTCCAGCAGGAAGGACCAGTCGGAGTCGGTGAAGTCCTTCGACAGCGGGGACTCGGCCCACATCCGCCACCAGGTGCGGGTGATCTTGGGCCAGTTGAACCGCTTGCGGACCAGGTTGCCGTCCTCGTCCGGGACCTGGACGTAGATGGTAGGCAGGCTGGGCTGCTCGACCCTGACTGCCGGCAGGACCATCAGGGGTGCGGGCTCCTTGTTGCGCCTGGCTCTCTTGGACGGGTCCTTGGGCGGGGGGCCGAAGCCAGCCATACAATCACCCCCATTTTGGCGTCATTTCAACGGTTTATCCGTTACACTCTGATGTGTGAGGACGTGTGAGAGGTCCGGCTGCGGCCGCGAGGTTCGTGCCGGCAAGCGGTCTGACGCCCGTTACTGCTCGACCCGGTGCCGTGTGGCTGCGCACCGCGAGCGCCGCCGGGCCTGGCTGGCTGTGCCCGAGGAGCTGCGAGAGCGGGATCGGTGGGTGTGCTGGGACGAGCGCAAGCGCCCACTGGACCCGGTGACGGGCGGCTGGGCGTCGGTGAGCGACCCGTCCACGTGGGGGACCTGGCAGCAGGCGACGGCCCGCAGCCCGCGGGTGGGGTTCGTGCTCGGTGACGGCATCGGGTGCGTCGACCTGGACCACTGCCTGGACGCGGCCGGGCGACCGAGTGTGGCCGCCCAGGCGCTGCTGGAGTTCTACGCGGGCTCCTACGTCGAGATCTCCCCCTCCGGGCGGGGCCTGCACATCTGGGGCACGGCCCCGCACGTTCGCGGTCTGAGACGCACCTGGCGGGGGCAGGCGGTGGAGTTCTACAGCCAGGGCCGTTACATCACGGTCACGGGGCGAGTTTTCCGCCCCGGGGCCCTCCTGCCCCTCTGACGAGCCGCCCAGGAGCCCCTGAGAGGGTGCCGACCGAGCCGGTAGCGGACGCTCGAATCGTTGAAACGACGCCGAAATATCGCTATCCCCAGAGCCCCAGACCCGTACAGACAAAAACCCACAGCACCTCATGGTGGGGCAGCCACCCCGGGTACGGGGTCCCCGCCCCCGTGTCAGTCCGGCAGCTCGCCAGGGTGGTGGCGAGCGGGAGGCTCACGCCGACGGCGCACACGCTCCAGCTCAGCCATCGCCTCTTGATGAGTCTTGCGCTTGTGGTGCCACGAGCACAGCGCCTGCAGGTTCGCCACGTCATGGTCGTCACCGCGGCTGACGTGGTCGCAGTCCGTGGCCACGGCCTCGCAGCGCAGGCCCGTGTCGTGCAGCAGCGCCTCGCAGCGGAAGCCCGCCCGCGCTAGGACGAAGGCTCGCCGCCGCGACCAGTCAGCCGGCAGCCGGGCTGACCGGTCACTGCCATCCCACGCCACAACGCCCCTCCTGGGTACGACAAGACCCCGGGATCACCTCCCAGGGCCGGACCGGGCACACGTGTACCGCTGGCACGAGTGTGACAATTCGCGCCAGCCACGTCAAGCACCCGCCTCACGACGCGCCCGTCTGCCCCGCCGCCAGCCCGCTCCAGCGGCATCCCGTACGAGCGGGAGCACGTCAGTCAGGCACACCATCGCCCCGCGACGAGACGGGGCAAACGGATAGCGAACACGCACCCTGCCTCGACTGACCCACTGCCGTAGGGTCGGCGCACCCAGCCCTGGGACTTCTTCCAGGGCTCGGGCGTAGGTCGCCCACTCGTCCCCGTACTCGTCGACGACGATCACGCGCCCTCCACAGCCTCGGCCTCGGCACGGGCGAGGACCAGCGCGCGCTGCCTCGTCACCGCCCACTCGGACTCCGACAGCACCAGGCCGCACACCCGGCACCTGACTGTCTCGTCCGCCCCAGCCGCAGGTGGCGGGGATACCAGCAGGGAGGGGCACCCGCAGCCCGGGCACGCCACCTCAGCGCAGCGTTCAACCTGCTCCATCGGGAAGGAGCGCAGCGCCCGACTGGTGGCGGTGGCCAGATCCTCCAGCATCGCGTCGGCCCACGGCTGGCTGGCGCACCACGGCAGGTGCGGATCCAGCCAGGCCACCAGCTCGCGCGTGGCACCCGGCCTGGCTGGTCCGATCGGCTCCCGGTCCCCATCGCTATCCATCGCAGTCCATCGCGTCCCATCCTCTGGCAGCCCCAGACCACGCTCGGTGGCGACCTCCGTGCACCAGGAGGCCAGCAGGGCGTGCAGGTCGTCGAGCACACCCACGGCTGCCGGGTAGAGGCTGGACTCCCCCGGTCGCCCGTGGGCGGCGCCGGTGTGGCCCATGGGCGAGGACAGGGACGGCTGCCCCATGACGGTCAGGTGGTCGGCCAGGGAGGGCATGGTGCGCACCAGGGACTGGAGCCTGCCCCAGCAGCGGCCGCACAGGCGCCCGTACTCAGCCGGCCTGGGCAGGCAGCCTGCGCACTCCACCGCCCGTCCGTGGCGGTCGGTCGTGGTGCCGTCGCAGTCGGTCAGGTGCTCGCCACGCAGGGTGCATCCACTCGCGCACATGGTCATCGGCTCATCTCCTCCCCGTAGCCACACATCCGGCAAGGCAGCCGGTCACCGTGCTCAGGGCAGGTCCGTGCCGGCTGCGGCTTCTTCCTGGCCCTGCGGCGGCGGGTCCCCTGCCCTGTCCTGCCC